GACAGCTTTGATAATCTATTTATTAGTGGTTTTTTATGACTTTATATTCTGTCCCATATGGTGGGGGATTCAACGCCCCGATATAAGTGAATTTATGAAGATAATAGCTACGGTTGAAGACCCATTAATCAGGCTCGAACTGATGAAAAAGTTAACTGGGCAGCACCAACCTTTTTCGCTTCTCGGAGGAGGCTTGCTGCATTTGGCTTTTGGAGCTATCTTAACTGGCAGCGCAGTTGGGCTTAATAAATAAAGGAATTATTATGGAAGAGAGAGTAAGATTAATAGAAGACAAAATAGAACATCAAGCCAGACAAATATCAAAACTCTTTTCCCAGGTTGATGAAACTAATAAGAACATTCAAAAGATATTTAATACATTGAATCAGATCAGATATTTTTTGTACGGTGGCTTTGCTTTTTTCGTAGCCACAGAAGTAGGATTTTTACAAGCAATAAAGATATTATAAGGAGTTAATTATGATGGCATTACTCACAAACGTAGCACCAATAGCATTAGGATTTATAGCTAAGTTGTTTGCTTTAAAGCAACAAGCAGCATCAGAGAACCAGAAGCTGATGATACAATCGCTACAGGTTCGTAATGATTCTATTAATCAAGCTAGGGATCGTGCAGACAAGGAAAGTCCTATGGCTGCATTGAATAGACGAGTGATTATATTCGTCATCTTAGGTCTGGTTATATTCACTCAAGTTGCACCTGTAATGTTTGATGTACCAACAGTAATACCTACTATAGTTGAGGGAGCAAGCATCTTAGGGTTTCAACTAACACCTGATGTGGTAGAATACGTTACTGTAGAAGGGATGTTGAAGCTGAGTGAGGTCTTCTCATGGGCGACAATGATAATAGAGTTTTATTTCGGCGCCCAATTAGCAAAGGGGAAGTAAATAACAAAAGGTAGGTAAGATTGAAACACTTATTACAGTTTTGTAATTCACCCGCGCAAAGATTAAAAGTAGAACTTTACGACCAGCTTAGATCGGTTCAAAAAGTCGCCCAGGAACTAGGCGTTTCACATCAAACTATATCAAGCACACTCCGAACATTAAAAACGAGGGCTGCCAACGCAGGGATTGCGCCTGAAGCAGACATGACTCATCCTTCCGCCCAGGGATTCAATGTCAAGGGCGTATCAACCTTGTATGATGAGGATGGTCAAGTTAAGGTTCAATGGGTTAAAACCCAGAACCAGGGACACACACCTGAAGAGATTGCTGAAGCCTTCAATGAATTCTTGTTAGACTTTACAGCTTGTCCAATCTCAACTCCTAAAGAATCAGACTCTGATCTGCTTGCAGTCTATCCAATGGGTGATCCTCATATTGGTATGCTGGCCCATAGAGATGAAAGCGGTGAAGACTTTGATCTCAAGATAGCTACTCGTGATTTACAAAGAGCAACTAAGGCTCTGGTAGACAGAAGTCCTCCAGCAGAAAATTGTCTCATCCTTAACCTGGGTGATTTCTTTCATAGTGATAACCCACAAAACAGAACTTCTAGAAGTGGCAATGCCCTGGATGTTGATGGTCGTTGGTTTAAAGTATTGAATGTAGGTATTGACTTGATGATTGAAATTACGATCTCAGCTCTAGCTAAACATAAGAATGTTGTAGTTAAAAATATAGTGGGCAACCATGATGACACCAGCTCAATAATGTTAAGTGTTGCTATGAGTAAATACTTTCGAGATGAACCAAGAGTCACCATTGATACCTTACCATCTAAATTTTGGTATTACACATTTGGTAATGTTCTAATTGGTTCGACACACGGAGACACAGCAAAGCCTGAGAAACTCCCACAGATAATGGCAGCAGACAGACCTGAAGAATGGGGAAAAAGTGAGTATCGCTATTGGTACACAGGACACATTCATAATAAGCAGTCAATAGAATTCCCTGGAGTAATGTGGGAATCATTCAGAACTTTGGCTGGTAAGGATGCCTGGCACTTTGGAAGCGGTTACAGAGCTGGTCGAGATATGAGCTGCATAATTCACCATAAAGATTTTGGTGAGATCGGAAGGAATACAGCTTCTTTAAAGTTGGTCAGAAGTAAGTGAGTCATAAAAAACCTCATCCAATAATCAATAAACTTCTACACGCTGTTCGTCATAAAAGGATATGGATGCCTAAAAAAATTGTAAATAAAAAAAAGGCATCCAAGAATAACTATTGGCCTAGCACTTAATGTTTATTGTTTTCCTGTTGTGGCTAGTTTAAACATTGGGCAGTATGCCTGTCTTAATTCACCTGTTTTATACCTAGTGTAATCGGGTGAATTTTTTACAGATACTTTGAGCTTTCTTTTTTTCTTTCTCTTTTTGGCGACCTTGCAATATTCGTGCCCAACTAATAAACCTTTTTCCGAGTAGATATATTCAGGATCGGTAGAATAGTTTAATCGCTGACGAATAAGAGTATCTGAACAAGGTACGCCCCAAATATCAAAAAACTTTTTAAGTGCTTCAGGGACTGTAACGACTGAAGAGTCGTCCAGTTTATATGTCCTTTTAGCCATGATTAAAACGGTATCTCATCTTCAAACTCATCATCACCACTAGTAGCAATAGCTGGTTGTTGAGGTTTAGTTTCAATCGGTGGAGCCTCTCTTTGTGGATCAGTGTTTTGTGTTGGTTGACGCTTAGAGTCTAGCATTTGCATCGACCCTCCGAAACTATTAACGACAACTTGAGTTACTCTTCTTGTAACACCTTGCTTGTCTTGATATTCCTGATTCTCAAGCTTACCTTCTATATATACCTGGGAACCTTTACTTAAATATTGATTTCCAATATCGGCAAGTTTGTTCCAAAGGACAACACGGTGCCATTCAGTCCTTTCTTTTTTCTCACCAGTATTTTTATCCTTCCAAACTTCACTAGTCGCAAGACTGAATCTGGCCTTTGATCCACCATTATCAAATTGTTTATATTCTGGTTTGTCGCCGAGCCTTCCAATTAGTATTACTTTATTAATTCCTGGCATGACTGCCTCCTGTATTTAAAAAGTATCTGGCAACACAACATTTTTTGCCAAACTGGTTTTTGACTGTGATCATTTCCTTATCAATGTCATAGCCATCCCTGTGGATCAGAGTGTATATTCTTGCTGACAATCTGCCAACGCTTAAAGCTATATTAGCTTCACGTTGTGTAATTCCATCGTGAGATTTAAGATATGAGATGACCTGTTGCTCTTGAGTAATGTAGGCTTTAGTGTTTGTACTATTCATCTCAAACCTCCAACGATACGGTCTTCCTTTGATCCTCTAAGATTTCTCTGAATACTTGCACCCATAAGTTTCATTTGTCGGCCCCAAACCCTATTTCTTTTAGAACTAAGTTTTGACCGATAATTTTGCAATTCTGCAATTTCAAAATCAGCTGCTTTAATTTGCTCATCCAATTGATCACCTGTTGCTTTTAGTCTTTCTATTCTTTCATTAGTGCTTATCACTTTACATACCTCTCTTTCTTATTAAAATAAGTGCCAGGATTGGGGAAAGCGACCTGGCGGCGCTATAAGGACTGAGGGAAGGAGTGACCCTCATAAATGTGTCCTATCTGACTAAAAGGCTGGCGTCCCCATCGACCAAGGAAAAGCCCTTAAATGTAGAGCCTTCCTTCAACGCTTCTTTTAGTCCTTTCTTATCTTCTTTCGGTTCCATTATTAAAAAATCACTCGGCCACTCGGCATCAATATCAATTTTCAACTGACCTTGTGAAGTACCCTTTCTAACTGTTAGGCTATGAATCGCATTTCCACCCTTAGTTAGGTTTAATGCTTGTAGTGATTCTAGGGCCATATTCTTTAATGCAGCGATCTTATTGGTCTTGGCTACCTTCTTGTCTTGTAGCTGTTTAATCGCATCAGCAAGAGCCTTTACTTCAGCCTGTTCAGTCTTTATGACAGCAGAATAACTTGCATACTTATCCTCAAGACCCATACCTTCAAAAGTGTCCTCGATAACTTGAGTATCAATATCCTCCATATCTAGAACTTTTTTGGCCTGTTGTGTTAGTTCAAAGAGATTCATGCTGCACCTCCTTTTTAGCTTTTGCTTTGGCCTTTTTCTTTTCAGGTTTCATTTCACCCCAATGCCAACGAGTGATCTCGTTAGTGTCCTGGCAAGCAAGGAAAGATAACTTTCCATTCTTGTCATGCTCGGCATACCATTTCCATTCACGAAGATTAACGGCTCCGTCAAGTCTAAATTGTTTAGTCCCTTCAGGTTGCCATACTTCGTGTTCCGCCAACTCAATTTGAATTAATGGATAGTCGTATAGCTCACGACCGATACCCCAATTAAAACAGGCACGTTTAAATGAATCAGAGGCCAAACCTTTGGCGGCTTCAGTATTTGATTCTGTACCAGTGTCTTCCTTGGATACCCATTGATTAGTTTGTTCATTGAAGATCGAGACAATACAGTTATGATTCTCTCGTGCATGGCGGCGAGACCAGTTAAGGGCGCCGACAACATCGTCTAATCTTTCCATATCTACCCTGGCATCTTTGTAAGCCAAGATGGTGGCCATAATTAGCCACTTATGTTCGATCTTCTTTTTGCCAATTGATTGAACGCGAAAGTCAATCTGATCTATCTTTAATGGATCGCGTAGTTTATCAAGTTTCATAATTTTCCCTTTTTTTATTGTAAAGTTTTGCCATCCAGGTTAAAAGCCTCGATGACAGCTGGACACATCTCAGAGTGGTTGGCTGTACATTCATCTGCGAAATAAACACAGTTCAAACACTCGATACCTTCAGAGGAAGTAATGTGCCATCTCTCTTCCATTGAAGTTTGTAGTTGCTCCTGGGCGGTAACCTCAAGACCATCTTGTTTTTTTTCTTGCTCTTGAAAAATATTAGTTTTCACGACCTTCTAATGTAAATTGATTATTCATACAGGCTTCATAACCTATAGCGAATTGTTTTTTAATCTGCTCAGAAGCGATAAGTTGCACTGGATGTCTGTAACCGTCCTCGGCTGCCATCCAGCCGCTTTGATATGCGAATGGATGGGCAAGTAAATATTCTTTTCTGTTTGTTGCTGTAACGAGAACGTCTGTGATCATGCTAGTATTACTCCTATAAATAAAAATCCAAAAATAGAGACACACACAATTACATCTGTGATCGCCTCAACTATAAAATTAAGATCATCTTTTTTCATAGATCACCTCCTTTGTGTTTTGGCCAACCTTGAGGGCTGCCTCAAAGTTTTCAGCCTCCTTAATACAGTACGCTGGTGGGAACCCTTGTAAGAGCATATCGCCAGCGTAGTCCCAAGCCTTCTTACTTAGATGGGCGCCCATGTCTTGAAATTCAGAGTGAGTCATTTCGCCTCCTCCTTGCCTTGGTAATCATTGTTCATTAGATATTGATCATTGCCTACCTTAGAAACAAAACCTAGCTCTAATGCTTTATCAAGCAATTGATCTTCGTCTAACTCAAAGTTCCAGCTAGGCGCTTGAGCTTGCCATAATGAATGTTTAGTAAATATAAATATGTTTCCTGGCTCCATTACACCACCTCCCACTTTTTAAGGAATCTTTTGATCTGGTTGTATTCTTTACGAGCAATTTTCTGTTCTTCTTTTCCTTCATAACCAGCTAAAGATAAACCATGACTCCAAGTTTGGTCTTCATATTTCTCTTTGACATAGTTAGCTTCTGCAATTATTTCCTCGTCTGAATATTCCCAAACTAAGATTCCATCATCAATTGAAATAACTTCGTAGAATTGGTGGTAAAGTTCATCACAGAGACTTAGGTCTTTAACGATTTGTCTGTTTTCTTGTAGACTCATTACGCCACTCCTTCTTGAAGAAAAATACCGTCTTTATAGTCATCTATAGACCTAAAACCATATTGACCATTCACTAAGACATTTTCATAATATTCAAGCATTTCTTCACAGCCTGGCTCAACATCTAAAAACACTAACACTTCTTCATCTGGTAAGTATTGATAATTCCAACCATACCAATGAGCATCAAGTGATCTTGCGGCTGCTTTTGATTTTGCTTTTGGACAATTTATTTCAACATTTTTACTATCTTTAATAATCATTATATTTCCCCATTTAAAAGCGACCCTTTAGGTGTGTCGTTTACCTTTGTTACTTTCAAAAACACTCAGTGAATGCTCTTGAAGGTAACCCCTCCGAAGAGGGGTGTTGGATTTAAGCGATAAGCTCTCCAAGTTCATCGTATTTGATATTTTCAGGATGAGCTTCGT